GCAACAGAAATATAAATATAAAATAAAATGGCAAGAATAGTATTATTAAGTTGCACTAAAGCAAAATTAGACAAACCAGCACCTGCCCAGGAATTATACTCTCCCTCTCCTATGTTTCAAAAAACAAAGGCATATGGTGAGTCTCTTAAACCTGATAAAACTTTTATTCTCTCTGCTAAACATCATCTTACCCCAATGGATAAGCAATTAGAGCCTTATGATTTGACTCTTAAAAATATGAAGAAGGATGAAAAAACTAAATGGGGTGAGACTGTTATTTCTCAAATGAAAGAAAAAGGTATTGACCCACAAAAAGATACTTTTATATTTTTAGCAGGAAGTGAATATATTAAACCCCTTCAAGACCACATTCCAGAAGGTAATATTAAAAAACCAATGGATGGTAAAAGGATGGGAGAAAGATTAAGTTGGCTTAATACCCAAATAAAGGGTGTGAAAGAAATGTACATTAAATTGAAAAAAATAATTTATGAAATTTGCAAATAATATAAATGAAAGAATAACTCAATATCTAAATGACATTGAGGACTATGGTGACAGTGATGTTTACACAGAGTCATATACCAAATTATGTGAAGAAACTTTAGCAGGAGTTAAACCCCTAATAGTTGAGTCATTAAATCCCATGATTATCTTAGAAAATTATAGAAAAAAATTAAAAGGTGATAAAAAAGGAATAATGGAGGATTTTATACTTTATGTAAATAACATCCAATAATGTTTGGCTTCCCACTGATTTTTACTTATCTTTAAGTAAAACATAAATTATGAGTAAAGAAAAAATTTACGAATACAAAAAAATGAAAGTAAATGGTGCAGTCCATCATTTAATTAGAGAATCCTCAACATCAAATTGGATACATCATAATCCAGAAGGACCAGCAATTGAGCCTATTGAAAAAGGAAGTAAGGAGTATTATCTTTATGGAATTAAAAAAACACATGATGAGTTTTTAGAATTTAAAAGAGAACAAAAAGGATTACCTTGGTATAAGGGATCAGGTGCTAACTTAACAAGATTTTAAAATATGAAAATAGGTTTTTGTGGAACAATGAGTGTTGGTAAAACAACACTTGTTAATGCTTTAAAGTCACTTCCTGAATTTAAAGACTATAAATTTCAAACAGAAAGATCGAAGTATTTAAGAGACTTAGGAATACCATTAAATACTAACTCTACCATTAAAGGTCAAACTATATTTCTAGCTGAAAGAGCTGCTGAATTAATCAATAAAAATATTATAACTGACAGAACAATTATTGATGTTATAGCATTTACCCACTTAGCTAAATCCATATCATATATTTCAGCTGATAAATTTGAAGCCTATGCCTCTGAAATGATAGGAGAGTATGACATAATATTTTATGTTTCTCCTAAAGGTGTTGAAATTGAAGACAATGGTGTAAGAGAAACTAATAGAGATTATAGAAATAGAATTGATAAAACAATTAATAGTATTCTAAGTAAATACCGTCATAAAATAAAAAGATTAATTCCAATAGAAGGCTCAACTGAAGAGCGTATAAAATTAGTGCAAGAACAAATATCCCTACAATATTTATAATAAAATATTTAATCATGAAAAAACGATCTGGATCTAAAATCAAAGTTTATAGAGAATGGAATGATAAAAAACCATTTAAAGCTACATTAGGTAAAAAAATATCTAATAAGGGAAAACATGGGAATTATGATGATGTCTATATGGCAACTATAGATGGAGAGGATAAAGAAATTAAAGTAGCTTATGGTGAACTTTCAAAAATGGAGCCTCCTAGAGATGTTTGGTTTATGATGAATTCTTCTGAATTAAATGAAGTAAAAATTAAAAACCAAATTAAAGAAGAAATCATTAGAATCCTTTCAGAAGGAATGACAGCTGATGAGTGGGCAGATGCCCAAGAAGAAGAAAGACTAGATAAACACCCTGAAAAAAACATCATAAAAAAAGTTCAAGATTTAATCTCCCAAGAAAAAGAAAAAAAAGAAATCACTAGACCCCTCTCAGAAGAAGAAATTGATGCTATATATGATAATTTTATAGATACCAATAAGTATAAAGAAACAGTAATTGATGATCCTGATGGAACTAAAGAAAACGCAACCCTCAAAATCGATACACCTGATGGTAAATCATATAAAGTATTAACTAGTGCAGAAGACGATGAAAAATGGTGGAAGCTGAAGTATATAAGGGAAGAAGAAATGACAGATGCTGAAATGGAGAAGAAAGCTGAAAAAGAAGCTAAAAGTAAGGAAGCTGAAAAAATAAGTGATGTAAAAGATGACTTAGCTAAACAACAAAAAATGCTTAAAAAACTTAAGGATGTAATGAAAGATAGAGCTAAGGATTACAAAAAAGCTGAAGGTAAAGAAAAAGACAATATTAAAACTGAATTGAAAACTCTAACATTAGCTAAAAAGAAAATTGAAGCAAAAATAAAGAAACTTGATAAACAACTCTAATTTACATATTATAATAACTATATCGCTAGTTATAGCCTTAATAGCCATTATTATATTTGGCCCCCCAGTAGAGTCTAATCAATATGAAAGTGAATTAAATTATTTAAAACAAACCAATCAGCTACTCATTTTCAAAAATGACAGTATATCATCATTAAATGATACACTACAACAAGAAATTACTCGTAATCTACTTTTAATAGACAGTACAGTTAAAGTACTTGAATTATCAAAAAATGAAATAGATTACTTAAATAAAAAAAGAAATGAAATACCTGATATCATTAATTCTATGTCTAGTGATGATATCACCTCTGCACTCACAGACTATCTCAAAAGGAGAAATTAAAGAAATAGTTAATAGCAATGGTGATACCCTAGTTATAATGAATTTAGAAGATGCTAGAGAAATTCTAAGTGATCTTCTTGATTATGAAATTGTAGATAGTCTTCTTTTATCTTATAAAAAAAATGACTCAATACAAGAAAATTTAATAATATTACAAAAAATAACAATTAAAAAACTTCAAGAAAAGAATTACAACCAACATCTTATAATAACTAACTTAGATTCATTAGTTAGAAATAAAAATAGAGAAATTGAAATTAATACTGAAGTTATTAAAACTCAAAAGAAAGAAATAAAAAGACAAAAATTCTTAAAAGTAGTTGGCTTTATAGGATCTATTTTATTACCTATAATAACACTAATAGCTACAAATTAAATGAGTGATATAAAGAAAATAATAAGACAAGAATATGTAAAATGTGCTGCTGACCCTATACATTTTATGAAGAAATACTGTTTTATTCAACATCCACAAAGAGGTAGAATACAATTTGCTTTATATCCATTCCAAGAAAAAGTACTAAAACTCTATCAAGATAATCCTTACTCTATAGTTTTAAAGTCAAGACAATTAGGAATTTCAACTTTATGTGCCGGCTACTCTTTATGGTTAATGCTTTTTCATAAAGATAAAAATATACTTTGTATAGCTACTAAGCAAGAAACAGCTAAAAATATGGTCACTAAGGTAAAATTCATGTATGAAAACCTACCATCTTGGCTTAAAATAAATGCTGCTGAAAACAATAAATTAAATTTAAGATTAAATAATGGGTCACAAATTAAAGCTACATCAGCTGCTTCAGATGCAGGTAGATCAGAAGCAGTTTCCCTCCTAATAATCGATGAAGCTGCTTTTATTGATAATATAGGTGAGATATGGGCATCAGCTCAACAAACTTTAGCTACTGGAGGTGGATGTATTGCTTTAAGTACACCTTATGGTACTGGAAATTGGTTTCATAAAACATGGGAGAAAGCAGAAGAAGATTCAAAAGATAATTTATTTTTACCTATTAAATTACCTTGGTTTGTCCATCCAGAAAGAGATCAAGCATGGAGAGACAGACAAGATGAATTACTAGGTGATCCTAGAATGGCAGCCCAAGAGTGTGATTGTGATTTTTCAACATCAGGTGATGTTGTTTTCTTTCCTGAGTATATGGAGTATTATGAAAAAACTTTTATTAAAGATCCATTAGAAAGAAGGGGAGTAGATAGAAATTTATGGATTTGGGAGCCTTGTGATTACTCAAGATCATATATGGTAGTAGCTGATGTTGCTAGAGGTGATGGAAAAGATTACTCTGCATTTCACATAATTGATGTAGAAAATAATGTTCAAGTTGGGGAGTATAAAGGTAAAGTAAGTACAAAAGAGTATGGACATTTACTAGTAGGAATAGCTACTGAGTATAATAATGCGTTATTAGTAGTTGAAAATGCTAGTGTAGGGTGGGCTACTCTCCAAACTATAATAGATAGAGGCTATCAAAATCTCTACTACTCACCTAAGGGTGGAGAAGTAAAAGCAGATTCATATTTTGACCAATATATGGATACTTCAAAAATGACAGCAGGATTTACAATGTCTTCAAGAACAAGACCAATGGTAATAAGCAAATTTCAAGAGTATATTGGTGATAAAGGAGTTACATTTTACTCTAAAAGACTTCTAACTGAAATGAAGACTTTTATATGGAGAAATGGTAAACCTGAAGCCCAACGGGGATATAATGATGATTTAGTTATGTCCTTTGGTACAGCAATGTATATGAGAGACACAGCATTTAGATTTAAACAACATGGTATTGATTTAACTAAAAGTATGTTAAATAGTATATCAACTACTAAAACTAACTACACAGGAGTTTACACACAAAATGGGCAAAATACCAACCCATTTAAAATAGATAATCCATACTCTGGTGGAGAAGAAGACATTAGGTGGCTTCTTTGATATTTATTAAATATAAGGATATAACAAATGGCTGATAAAAGATTATTTTCAAGATTAAAAAGATTATTTTCCACTGATGTGATGATTCGCAATCAAGGTGGTAACCAATTGCGAGTGATGGATATTAATAAAATCCAACAATCAGGTGAGTATGAAACAAATTCATTAGTTGATAGATTTAATAGAGTTTATACAACTAACCAAACCTCTATGTATGGTACTCAAAACTCTAT